GAAGAAACTGACCTCGAAGAAGACAGCTTCCGATCCCAACTCTCGTATTAACAAAAGCCTGCGGGCATGGAAGTGCTGACATGAGCGTACACCTTTCTGACACAACTAAACACTTAATAGACGGTTTTTCAATCGTCACCGTTCTGGGGACCTTGGCAGATATGCTTCCGTCTATTGCTGCGCTTTTCACGATCATCTGGACCAGTATCCGCATCTATGAAACCGATACGGTGCAAAAACTTCTTGGTAAAAAGGACGAATGATGAGTAACGACGAAAAAATGCAAGACGCACGCGAGCGGGCTCGTGAAGCGTTGGATGCTAAAAAAGGTCTTGGTAGCAGGATATTCCCTACTTACGCAGCGGGCGCTGAAAAAGATTTCAAACGGGCGCTGTCAGATTTCAAAAAGATTCCGCAGGCGGCGCGAGATAAAGCCGCGTACGATGAAGCCGGGTACAAAAAAGGTGGTTCCGTAAAATCTTCAGCTTCCCGCCGTGCGGATGGTATCGCGCAACGTGGTAAGACCAAAGGCAGGCTGATCTAATGCCTGCTGTATCGGAAAAGCAAAAGCGTTTTATGCAAGCGGTGGCCCACAACAAGGGGTTCGCCAAAAAAGCAGGTGTTCCTCAATCCGTAGGTCGTGAATTTTCAAAAGCCCAAGGAGGCGGTGTCATGAAAGAATCAAAAGCAATGATGAAGAAAGAAATCGCGTTCATGCAGAAGAAGGGCGCTCCGAAGTCCATGATTAAGCATGAGAAGGCCGAGGCCAAGTACGCCAAAGGCGGTGGTGTTTACCGCCGTGCGGCTGATGGTGTTGCTCAGCGCGGCAAGACCAAAGGCAAGATGCTGCGCAAGGGTGGGAAGGTTTGCTGATGATGGCCTCTCGCGGGATGGGTGCTATCGCCCCCTCCAAACACCCTAAGAAGACCGTCAAGAAACGTGACGGTAACGAGCCGGTCAAGCTGTTCAAAGCCGGTGGGGAATCTCGCGTGAACCAAGCTGGCAACTACACCAAGCCGGGGATGCGGGAGTCGCTGTTCAAGAGCATCAAGTCTCGGGCGGTGCAGGGTACCAAGGCAGGTCAGTGGAGCGCCCGTAAAGCGCAGCTGCTGGCTAAACGCTACAAAGAGAAAGGTGGAGGTTATCGTGGTTGAAAAAGTAGTCGCTGGGCATATGGCAAATTGCGCTATCCATGGTGAAGGCCCCTGCACCTGCGGGGCGGAAGAATTCTTGGAAGAGCTGGTTTTTGAAGAGGCTGGGCTGACCGAAGAGGACTTTCAGTGAAAGCTCCGCAGCAAAGCCTCAAGGACTGGACTGCCCAGAAATGGCGCACCAAGTCGGGTAAACCCTCCAGCAAGACCGGGGAGCGGTATTTGCCGGAAGCCGCCATTAAGTCTCTGAGTTCCGCTGAATATGCTGCCACCACCGCTGCGAAGCGCCGTGGTAAGCAGGCGGGCAAACAATTTGTGGCGCAGCCCAAGGGCATCGCTAAGAAGACTTCGAGGTTTCGGTAATGGCTTACAAGACCACAGATTCCACCGACTTCAATCTCGATCTCAACACCCTCATTGAAGAGGCGTTTGAGCGTTGCGGCCAAGAGCTGCGGTCTGGCTACGACTTCAGAACTGCTCGTAGGTCTTTAAATTTATTGACTATTGAGTGGGCGAACCGTGGGATTAACCTGTGGACTATCGAGCAGGGCTCACAGGTGCTGACTTACAACGTGGGCAACTACAATATGCCCGTGGACACCATTGACCTGCTGGATCACGTTATCCGTACGGGAACCGATACTAACCAGACCGACATCAACATCACCCGAATCAGCGTCTCGACCTACGCGACTATCCCTAACAAAAACGCTACGGGACGTCCGATTCAGGTGTGGTTCCAGCGCAAGACTGGTGCAACCAGCGCGACTAATGTTATTCAATACCCCCAGATTCATGTCTGGCCCAAGCCGGACAACTCCCAGACCTATACGTTCGTCTACTGGCGGCTTCGCCGTATTCAGGATGCAGGCAATGGTATCAACGGCCAAGACATTCCGTTCCGGTTCCTCCCGTGCATGGTCTCGGGGCTGGCGTATTACCTCTCGATGAAGCTGCCGGATGTGGACCCGGCGCGACGGATGGAGCTGAAGGCTGACTACGAACAGCAGTTTCAGCTGGCCGCAGACGAAGACCGCGAGAAGGCATCGATTCGTTTCGTCCCGCGTCAGATGTTTATTGGGTAGGGCTAGCAAGTGCCCAATCAGTTCTCATCCGGCCAGTTTGCGATTGCGGAGTGTGACCGCTGCGGGTTTCGGTTCAAGTTAAAGCAGCTAAAGACGCTGGTCATCAAGACCAAGAACGTCGAAATTAAGGTCTGTTCAGAATGCTGGGAACAGGATCACCCCCAGTTGCAGCTTGGCATGTACCCGGTCAATGATCCTCAAGCCGTACGCCAGCCCCGCCCGGACACGAGTTATTACGAAGAAGGCAATAACGGCGCGGGTGGTAGTAGAATGATTCAGTGGGGCTGGAACCCGGTAGGCGGGTCACGTAGTTTTGATGCCGTATTGACACCGAATGTGCTGGCACCGGTGGCCGAGGTTGGAACCGTAACTGTAGTAATTTCATAGGAGTAAGACATGGACGCCAAAAAAGCCGTCAAGAAACACGAACAACGGATGCACCCGGGCAAGAAGCCGACCTTCAAAAAGGGCGGAGTTACCTCTGCCGCAATGAAGGCCGTGGGCCGTAATATGGCCCGTGCCAATAATCAGAGGGGCAAATAATGGAAAAGATCAAATCTGTGAAGGTGGCCCCGGTGGGTCTGGCCAAGAACCGTGAGACAATCAACGAGCTGAATGCAGGTGCTGCCAGCATTGCCAGCAAGGACTACCCGGGCCCAAAGACTTCCGGCATCAAGGTGCGCGGCACCGGTGCAGCTACCAAGGGTCTGATGGCTCGTGGCCCCATGGCGTGAGGTAGATAATGAACTACAGCCAGCTATCAACCGCGATTCAGGACTACGTTGAGAACACGGAGGCGACGTTTGTTGCCCAAATCCCGACGTTCGTCCAGCTTGCGGAAGAGCGTATATACAACAGCGTCCAGATTCCGGCGATCCGGAAGAACGTGACCGGAAGCCTGACTTTGGGGGTTAAATACCTTCAACTGCCGTCGGATTGGTTGGCCACGTTCTCGCTGGCTGTCATTGAACCTGTTACCAACGCACAGTCCTTCATGCTTAACAAAGATGTGAACTACATCCGGGCGGCGTATCCCGACCCCGACGACACAGGGACTCCGCAGCACTATGCGCAGTTTGACCAAAACACCCTGATCCTCGGGCCCACGCCTGATTTGAACTACGCGATGGAGCTGCATTATTACTACTATCCGCAGTCCATTGTCACTGCTAGCACCTCTTGGCTGGGCGACAACTTTGAAACCGTTTTGCTCTACGGTGCTATCCGCGAAGCCTATGTCTATATGAAGGGCGAGCAGGACATGGTTGCGAACTACGAGAACAAATATCAAGAATCTCTGGGGCTTCTGAAAGTTCTGGGTGATGGTAAGGATCGTCGTGACGCCTACCGTAGTGGTCAGGTGCGCATTCCTGTTCTTTAATCGGGAGAGAAAATGAGTAGTTCAGTAGCGGCACTGTTGGGCGGTATCAAGGTTCATACAGTTAGCGGTCGCGGCAGCAACGCCGAGGAGCTGGCGAATCTCGCAGTGGACAAAATTATATACGTCGGTCAGGACAGCGACCCCGTGATTGTTGGGCAGGCCATGGCATTCAAGGAAAGAATCCACGCTGTACTTGTCCATTATTTAGATGTGGCCCAGAAAGCGGAGCGCAACACTATTTGCATCAAACTTCAGCAGCAAGGCCACGAAGACCTAGCGAACATTGTTCGCCAAATTTAAGGAGTAACACATGGCTATCACCCAAGCATTTTGCACCAGCGCGAAGGTTGAATTGCTTAACGGCATTCACGCTTTCAGCACCACGGTCGTTCGCGGCTCTACCGCTGCGGATACGTTCAAGATCGCCCTTTTCACTTCGTCGGCTACTTTGAGCGCATCTACCACGGTCTACAGTACATCCAATGAAGTAGTCGGAGCGGGTTACACCGCCGGTGGCAATACTTTGTCCGTTACCGGCCCGACTTCTACCGGCACCACTGCGTTTCTGGACTTTACGGACACGACTTGGACGACGTCAACTATTACAGCCAACGGCGCTCTGATTTACAACGACACGCAAGGTGACAAGGCGTTTGCTGTGCTGGCCTTTGGTGGCGATAAAACTTCGACCGCTGGTGACTTCACGATTCAGTTCCCGGCTAACGACGCGACAAACGCCATCATCCGTATTGCTTAACGAGGTAATTCATGGCGCTCGTACTCAAAGACCGGGTTAAAGAAACTACCACGACTACGGGTACGGGCACCATTACGCTTGCCGGTGCAGTGACGGGGTATCAAGCGTTCTCAGTAATCGGTAACGCCAATACGACCTACTACTGCATCGCAGGTCAAGGCACTACGCAGTGGGAAGTCGGCATCGGCACCTACACCTCATCGGGAACTTCTCTTTCCCGCGACACCATCCTTGCCTCTTCTAACTCGGGCTCGGCGGTCAACTTCAGTGCTGGCACCAAGGACGTATTCGTAGTTTACCCGGCAGGCAAGAGCGTCAATCAGGACGCGAGCGGGAATGTGGAGCTTGGAGGGACGTTGAGTGTGGAGGGTGAGATTCTTACTTCTGGCCCTTCCGCGGCATTGTCTATTGACCGTCGGGATACCAGCGCAAAAAAATGGGTTCTTTACTCTGCTGCTGGTGAGTTCAATATCTATAACAACGTGGGAGGAGCAATCCCGC